AACCGAGCAACGGTTGCATAATGCCAGTCGCCTACACAGATCTCTTTAACATTGCGCTAGATGATCTAAATACTTCAATTACAGCCATCACAGGTTTGCAATGCGTAAATGATCCACGCAATCTTGTGCCGCCATGCGCTTTTATTGACGCGCCCAGCTTCACAGCATTTAATTACAACATCGTTAAAATGATCTTTCCAGTAAGACTTATTACGCTTGGTCCGGGCAACCTTGACGCACAGCGCAGCTTGCTAAATATGATGTCAAAATTATTGGGCGCTAACTTGGCTATTACTGATGGTCGCCCTACTGTGGCTATCATCGGCGGGGCAGAGTATCCCGCCTATGATGTAAGTGTAAACATGCAAGCACAAACGGCATAGAGGTAAACATGACTACTTACATAGTGACTAGCGACAGGCTTAACGGTTTAAAGCGTGGCGACACAATAGAGACCAGCGATTTAGACGGTTCAGATATAGATCATCTAGTCGAAGCTGGGCATCTATCCACACAAAAGGCTACGAAGTCTGCTAAACCTATAACCACAGACACAGACAAGGACTAACACAACATGGCGACTTCGGTTTATCTCTCAAATCCAAGCGTGGTAATAAACAGCGTGGACCTGCAGGACCAGTGCACATCAGCGATCGTGAATTATATCTACGAGCAATTAGAGACCACGAGTTTTGGCGATACGGCTAGAAAGTTCGGCGGTTCGGCAGTTACATCATTGCAAAACAACACGATTGAAGTAACTCTCTATCAAAGTTACAGCGCAAGTGAAACTGAGGCAACAATTTTTGGATTGGTCGGCATTGTGACAACACTTGTTGTTAAACCAACTTCAGCTGCCGTCAGTGCAACTAACCCTAGTTACACATTGACAGGCGCATATTTGGAAAGTCACACACCGATTAACGCTTCACTTGGCGAGCTATCAGAAATAACGCTTACATTTAGCGGCGGCGCGCTTACTAAAGCAACTTCGTGATCTTGCGGCTTAAGCCGCTGAGAAATATAAACGCAAGACTTCGAGTAGCGAAGCTTTGCCCGAGAAAAGGGAAAACATGCAACTGACACTTAACGCCATCTTTAAAGACGGCAACACACAGATAGTAGAAACAGATCTTGCAACCATTGTTGCATGGGAAAGAAAATATAAGCGTAAAGCATCTGACATGGCATCCGGAATAGGCGTAGAGGATTTAGCTTTTCTTTGCTATAACGCATCACAGAAAAGTGGCATCATCGTGCCCATTTCGTTAGATAGCTACATTGACAGCTTGAAAGATATAAAGGTGGTAGATCAAAGTAACCCAAAAGTCGTAGAGGATCTGTAAGGTATGCGCTCGCTGAAGTGCTTGTCGCTACCGGCTATTGGGCAGGTGGAAGCTTCGAGATAGATGATTTAAACGCTGTGATAGAAATACTCAACAAACAAAACAAAGCACACTGATGCCGTACACAGCACGCATAGAGGTACACGGCATTAAAGAAGCTTTGGCTGAGTTAAATAGTTTTGATCCTAAATTTCGTAAACAGATTACTAAAGACATTTCTAACGCTGGGCAAAAGATTTTGGTTAGCGCTCGAGCGCTGATTAAAGATTTCCCGAACAGTAAAGGCAATGGTGCGCCGCTATCTAACATGGCTAAAGGCAAACTTGTTAAAGGGCGTGATGTTCGCTGGGATAATAATACGGTTCGTGCCGGGTTTAAAGTTAAGGTAGGTGCTTCCGCATCGCGTGAAAGAGTAGTGACATTTAGAGGCAATGATGACACAGAAAACCGTGTGCTATTTAAAGCTAAGCCGTATCAGCTGATGGTCATCCAGCAAAAGGATGCTGCCGGTGCTATCTATGATCATGCGGGTAGGCGTACGCCCGGCATTTTTGTAACAAACTTAAACGCCGAAACTAGCCATGAGCCACGCGCTATAGATCCGGCAGTAGAAATGCACCGAGACACAGTAGAGCAAGAAGTGTTAAGCATCGTTGAAAAAGTTATGGGTGCTATAAATAAGAATATGCAGGTGCGCTATGGCAATTAACATCCCGATTATCTCGAGCCTTGACAGCAAAGGGTTCGAGAAGGCAATGCTGGAATTTAAGAGCCTTGAAACAAATTCGCAAAAAGCTGGCTTCGTCATGGAAAAGGCTTTTTTGCCTGCCGTTGCCGCGCTCACAGCTTTAACAGCCGTTGCCGCTTTCAGTGTTAAAGCCGCAATAGAGGATGAAGCCGCACAAGCACAGCTGGCTAAAACTTTACAAAATGTTACCGGTGCAACTGAAGCACAGGTGGCGGCAGTCGAGGCAAGCATTTCTGCTATGCAGATGGCTACAGGCGTTTCTGATGGTGAGCTTCGCCCAGCTTTCGCCGCTTTAGTTAGAGGCACAAAAGATTTAAGCACAGCTAACACAGCTCTTACTTTGGCAATGGATATAGCCGCCGCTACCGGTTCGGATTTACAAAGTGTTAGCGATGCTTTAGCGCTTGCCTACGGGGGTAACACTAAAGCGCTCGCAAAGTTAAGCCCTGAATTAAAAACAGCGATTAAGGAAGGTGCATCACTAGATCAGGTGATGAGTACTCTTTCTAAAACTTTTGGTGGGTCAGCGGCTGTAGCTGCCGGGACAGCTGAAGGACAATTTAAGCGGCTCAATGTTGCTTTAGATGAAGCTAAAGAAAGCATAGGTAAAGCGTTACTGCCAGCTATCGAAGCCGTTTTGCCATCGCTAATTGCTTTTGGTAATTGGGCGGCAGAGCATGTAGGGATCATCACGGCTGTAGGTGTTGCTATTGCGGCTGTGGCTACTGCACTTGTGGCATACAAGGTTGCACAGGTCATTGCTAACGCTGTAACGGTAGTAGCGACAGCACTTAACTTTGCTAACGCAGTATCTTTAGCTGCGGTTGCTACAGCGGGCACAGCGGGTGTTGCTGCGGCAACTATTGCGGCAGGTTTGGTTTTAGTTGGCGGCGCAATGCTTGTGTTTAAAAATCAAAACAAAGCTGCGGCAGTTGCTACTACTGGACTTGGCACAGCAACAAAAAGCACAGCTGTGGACATGGGCAGACTAGGTGTAACGCTTGATTATATACGCGGCACAAAGATTGCTGAATACATGGCAGACACAGAAAAAGAAACAAAAAAACTTGCGAGCGGTGCGGGCAGTGTTGCAGACAAAGCCAAACTGATGGCTGACAAAGTTACTGAAGCCGCCAAAGCATTGCGCGAATATATGGGTGCGGCATTAGATGACGCTAAAAGCAAACTAGACACAGCACAAGACGCTTTCGATAGTTTCAGTGGTTCGGTGTCAAATGTTATAACTGATGCACTTAACTTTGGTAAAGCTTTTGAGGAAGGCGGCGAGGATGCCGGGCTAACTTTCTTTAGCGCGCTACAAAAACAGGCAGACAAAACAAAAGAATTTGGTGCACTTGTAGAGCAACTTTTAGCAGCTGGCTTATCACAGGAAGCTTTACAGCAAGTAATAGATGCCGGCATAGATAGCGGGTCAGCTATTGCTAAAGAATTGCTTTCAGCATCCGGCAATGTTTTGCGCGCTAACACTCTTGTAGAGCAAACGCAAGCTATCGCGGATCGCATCGGTGAACTATCGGCAGCCAAATTTTATGGTGCGGGTGTGTCTAATGCTCAACAATACTTAGCAGGTGTCGAAGCGGCACTGGCTGCAGCTAATACCCGGCTAGCGGCTAAAGGCATAAAGTTTGCTGATGTTAAAGGCATTGCGGCAGGGTTCACAGAAAGCATTGCAGCGCCATCTGTTAGCTCGCCTATCGTGGATCATGGCACTATTCAAGGCGGCACAAGTGCAGGCGGTGGCGCTGTAACAATAAATGTAAACAGCCAGCTAGCAACTAAATCTGAAGTAGGGCAAGCCGTCACTGATGCTTTGCGTGCTTATAATCGCACATCCGGACCATTGCAGATTAAGTTTCGGTAATGGCAGGGGTTGCCGTTGTCGGGTCAGGTAACTACTCGCTACAAATAGACACAGGTTTTTTGCAGGATGCTTTTATTTTAGATGATGCTGTAGCTGGGGTTCTAGATAATTCTGTTTATGTTTTAGATGGCACAACTAACTTTGCTGAGGTTTTGGATGGTTGCACAAATGTGGTAGCTAGACGGGGGCGCGAGGATGTAGGCGATCAGTTCAGTGCAGGCACTATGAGTTTTACGATGCTTGACACTTCAGGCATCTTTAACCCTTTTAATGAGCAGTCGCCTTATTATGATGCAGCGACAGCAAAGCCCGGCTTAGCGCCTTTACGCAAAGTAAAACTGCAAAGATATGACATAGGCAACGATGCACAAGATATTTTTAACGGCTACATAATTAACTATAATTACAATTTTGCTTTAGGCGGTTTAGATACCGTGACGGTTTTTTGTGCGGATCAGTTTTATCTTTTGGCACAAACTTTTATGGATGAATTTAATGTTAGCGAGCAACTTTCAAGCGCCCGGCTTGAAGCGGTGCTAGATCTACCTGAAGTAGCTTTCCCGGCAGGGCAACGCACAATAGCTACCGGCACACAAACGCTTGGCGGTACGGCAGCCTTTACAGTGCCACAGGGGGAAAATGTTGCCCAATACTGTGCAGACATAAACCAAGCTGAGCAAGGCAGGCTTTTCATGTCGCGTGAAGGTGATCTAGTTTTTCAATCAAGGCTAGGCAACACGCTAAGCGCAGCTGTAGCAGACTTTCACGATGACGGCACAAACTTGCCTTATAACGGATTAGGGATCAGCTTCGAAGCGGATCAGGTAACTAATCGGGCAACGGTAAACATCATAGACGGCGACCCACAAACAGCCGAAAATTTACCTAGCCAAGCAACCTATTTTGTACAAGCTTTATCTATTACGAATAGTTTGCTGCATAACGATGCAGCCGCTTTAACGCTCGCAGAATATTTACTTGAGCCAAACCCTGAAGCGCGCTTTACAAGTGTGGACACACAATTCAACATGCTTACAACCCCACAAAAAGACGCTTTAGCGATAGTTGAAATAGGCAACACAATAACCATAGAAAAAACTTTTGCCAGTGGCAGCGGTACAACGGAATTAGCCCAAGAATTAGCGGTAGAGGGTATTGAGCACAGACTAGATTTTAGTATTGGGCACACGATTAGTTTATTTACTAGCCCTACCGTGATTGTTTATGAACTAATACTTGATGATGCTATTTATGGCATCCTTGATGCAGACAATGTTTTAGGATAATCTGAAAGGTACTTATGGCAATACAAACTTTTACAGCGGCACAAGTTTTGACGGCAGCGCAAATGAACGCGCTACAAAGCAACGACTTCAATCAGACGGTTAGCACTAAGACTGCGTCTTACACTTTGGTTGCTGCCGATAAGGGCACTCGAATTGCGATGAACTCTGCGAGCGCTACTACGATCACGGTTAATACAAGTTTGTTTAGCGCTGGTGACACTTTATTTATTGGACCTAATCTCGGTGTCGGCGTTTGTACGATCACGGCAGGTACGGCAACTGTTTCTACTAGTGGTTCTCTAGCGTTGGCGCAAAATGGGGGTGGCACGCTTTATTTCACTAGTGCTGGCGTTGCTACTTTTTTTAATGCAAGTGGTACTACTACTGGTTTGTCATTTGATTTTTTAATTGTTGGCGGCGGTGGCGGCGGTGGTCGTTATGACACGGGCGGTGCGGCTGGCGGTGGCGGCGCTGGCGGTTTTACAACTAGTTCGCTAACATCTGACCAATTTACTGCTGCGGTAGTTGTTGGCGGTGGCGGTGCAGGTGCAACAGTTAATAGAACTGCAGGCGTGACAGGTACGCTCTCAACTTTTTTATTTAATTGCAATGCTGGCGGTGGCGGCGCAGGCGTTGGCGGTAACGGTTCAAACGGTGCGTCAGGCGGCGGCGCTAATGGTCCAACAGGCACAGGCGGTACGGGTGAAACCGGTAGAGGTAACGCAGGCGGTAATTCTGTTAGCGATAACAGCGCAGGCGGTGGCGGCGGTGTTGGCGGTGCAGGTGCAGCGGGTAGCGGTAATACCGGCGGCGCTGGTGGCGCAGCAAGCACAAACAGTTTAACAGGATCAAGCATTTCATATTCGGGTGGCGGTGGTGGTGCTGGTCTTACAACGGGTGGCTTAGGTGGCACAAATGCGGGAAACGGTTTTGGTGGTGCGTCTGGTGCAGGTAATCCGGCAGACGCTAATCGTGGTGGCGGCGGCGGTGGCGGAAGTGGGACAGGCAGCGGCGGCAACGGTGGTAGCGGGCAAGTAGTAATTCGATACATAACGACAGACGCATCAGGTTTTACAATCACGACAACAGGTTCACCTTTTACAGGCACAAGCGGCGTATATTCGTTTATTCAATACACGGCAACAGGAAGCATAACGGTTACATAATGGCACATTTTGCAAAAATAATTGACAACACAGTTACACAAGTAATTGTCATAAACAATGACGATTGCGGCGGCGGCGTATTTCCTGAAAGCGAACTAATTGGTCAAACATTTATCGCATCATTAGGTATCGCTGGCGAATGGTTGCAGACAAGTTACAACAACAATTTTCGCAATGTTTACGCCAGCGGTAAAATCTTTAACGCATCACTAGGCGAATACGGCGAATTTGTGCCGCCAGTCGAGTAATGATGCAATGCGTTACGGGCTATTTGCGTTAATACTTATGTTGACCGCTTGCGAAACAACACGCGATAACACAATCACTATAAAATCACGGGTCAAAAACATGACAGTAAACCTATGCAATGTGCCTGACAGATGCGAGCAAATCCCGTGACTCGACACCGCTACACCGCAGACGAACTACACGCACGCATGGTCATCACCGTAGGCGTACTACTCGCAATCGTATTCAGCACCATAGTTCTAGGCATGATCTGGGGCTTACTATTTGTCAGCCAACCAGTCGAGCAAGCACCAAACGACGCAGCGTTTATCGACCTGATGTCTACTATCGTAGTTTTTTTAACAGGTACGCTTTCAGGGCTGGTCGCATCTAACGGTATAAAAAAATCTGAATGAAACCGTACACAGTTACTAAACAGTTAGTAGTTAAAGCGCCTTTGCCGGGTATGGATGAATGGATTAGGCAAGCCGTAAAATTTAGTGAAGGCTGCCTATGGAATAATGGCAGCTGGGTTGTGCGTGATGTTCGAGGTAAGCCCGGCATCATTAGCAATCATGCTCGAGGTTTGGCAGTAGATCTTTCGTACCGGTTTATGGCACAAAAAAATGTGGGCAAAGTTAGAGGTGAAAAGCTTGCTTTAACTTTTTTAAATAAGTTGCTACAAAACGCAGACACTTTAGGCATCCAGTTAGTGATTGACTATAACCGTAATCGCAGTTTCAAAAATGATCGCGGTACATGGCAACCCGGCAATTTTGACCCGGGCGACTGGCTGCATGTCGAATGCGATATAGACCTGATTAAAGATCCGGCAGCGGTTAAAAGCGCTTGGTTTAAAGTGTTTGGTGGCATCCCGCAAACCGTGTAAACCCTTAAGTAGGGTGGATATATCCAATCCGAGAAAGGGCTAGGTGTCTATGACGCTATTATCTAAAACTGTTTTAGGCTTAATTGCCGCTATTGCTTCGTTATTTATGTTTAACAAACCGCCCGCACCTACACAGGCTGATCTAGCGCCACGCTATACAAGCGTTTATGTGGCTAATGAAGCGCCCGTAGTTCCTGTATCGGTAGCGCCCACAACTACCGTTAAAACAGCTCTTAAAGGCTGTGAAGCGGTATCTGAAATGGCTACCTATGTGGGCTGGGATCAGGCACAGATCCCTAAGCTTTTAGCTGTGTCATGGCGTGAAAGTCGCTGCCGGGCAGATGCTTTTAATCCAGCGGACACGGTAGGGCAGTCCTACGGCAACCTACAAATAAATGATTTTTGGTGCTTGCCGTCAAAATACTTTAAGCAAGGCTATCTGCAGGCTTACGGGCTGTTAGACACTTGCACAGATCTATTTGATTTAGAAACAAACCTGCGTAGTGGGCTAGCTATTTACCGTTACTCAAATGGGTGGCGCGCATGGGGCAACTAAAACATTTTTGTATAGCGCTGCTACTTACTGCGTACACGGTTGCTATATGGTATTTTAGTAAACGAAACCACAACTAGAGAAAAGGTTAATCATGCCCGAGAACATGGATGGATTATTTCACTCGATAGATGCAACTAACGCACAGCTTAAAGCGTTAATGAAAGTTATAGATGAAATCACAGGTAAGCCAATAGTGGCTAAGCCAGCTGATATTTATCTGCCGAAAGTTACAGAGATAGTTAC